TAGAGAGCCATCAACTCCGTGAGAGCCTGAGAGCGCATGAACTGACTTCCCTGACCAATGATTCGGGTGGACTTGACCGATTCGATTTCTTCCAGAGCTTTCTTTGGCACTCCACGCTCAAAGCAACGGCGCTGGAATTCCCGCGCCTCACGACCACCGGGCATGAATCCCGTCAGCTTGGTATTGCTGGCCCGCTTGAATCGGACTGCATGGAGTCGATCCATTTGCGCGTAGTAATGGTTCAACTGCGTCTTGCCGAGTCTGGCTTGCTCGGACGCGCGGACAGAGGCCTCGTAGGCCGTAATCGGGTTGCCACTCTCCTTGGTCATTTGTGGCGAATACTGGGAGAGATTGGAAGACACTAATCGCGTCATCTCGCGATGGAACATCAGGTTCTCATCGATGAACGAAGCGGTCGGCATCTGTACCGTGTCAAATCCGGATGGGACTTTTCCATAATCCCCAAACTGAATAATGTTCAGTTTCTCGTTAGCGTTCGCCGTGGTGGGTTTGAACAGAAGCTTTGGGGCCGCCACCTTATCCGCGATATTGCAAAGCAACCGATTCTGGTACTCCATCGCCGAATACATCTTCACGCCAAGGCCGGTGACAGAATGATGATAACCACCACCATCGTTGTCGTAGTACATCGGGTGAACAATATCCAGCCAACTCTTGAACCGTCCGATATGCTGAAACAAATAGCCCTGCGAAATGTTCTGAGTCGCCTCCGGGTTGACCAGAATGGTGTGAGTAACGCGAGGTTCATCTTCTCCCGGCAGCGGGAATTCCTGGAAGAAGTAATGCACGCACTGAATCACCTTGCTCTGGGAACCATACCAGTGGGATTTGTTCTTGAGACATTGCTGGTGCCACTCCCATGAACTGTATTGACCACCTTCCTGATACTTCGGATGCGCCATCATTATTGCCTGCTTAGTGCATTCCACATCCCAGCCCACTTCGCTGGCTGCTTTCTCGCGCCGAATGAAGTCGTATAGCTCTGGTGCGAGATAATCCCGGACAATGACGGCTTCCTCCCATTTGCAGACATCGGAGTATGTGAAATCCGGAACCAGCAGATTTCCGCACAGCACAGGAGTTGTTCGCCAGTCCTTGTCGTCCTCAAAGAAGATTGGACCGCAGCCGTAGAGAATCATCTCGTACTGGCTGATGGCATTGGTGTAATCCCACGTTGAATCGTCACGCTGCATCCGGTCGTATTCTTCCGTGATGATGGAACTCCACCGCTCACGTTCGCTGCTGTTACCAAAGTCAGTCCTGACCGTGGCGTAGGTGGGAGATTCCAGGAAGACATCAGAGAACGCTGACCGCGCTTGATTCAGATAGTACTCCGATACCCTCCAGTTCACGTTGCATTGATTTGCCCGCCCAGCCGCCCGCTGATCGCCAAGTCGGTACGGAGGGTTTCCGTCCACCAGCCCCTTGACCAAGGCCCGCCGCTGGGCACGACCACGCTTCTCCGCTTCCATCATGGTCTTGATGCGCTCACTCGCCTCCAGTGGGCAATCCATGCGTGTTTCTGGCACACCACACTCTTTATCCAGCGTTTCGAGACCTGATTCAGCGTTCATACTTTATTGAGTGCTTGTTGTCGTTCAAAGCAACCACCGCAACCCTGAAGATTACTGCCGGTCAACGTATCAATCACTTTGGCGATTGGATTCAGAACCATGTGAATGGCGTCACCCGGACCACGGAGACCTTCGGTGCAAACGCAGTTAGGAGTGTTGCGGCAGACATTTTCCTCGAACTCCTCGTTGTTCAACGTGAACTGGGTGTTCGCCCTCAAGAACAGAGATACCTTCTCGTGGAGTTGAGACAAAGTGTTTGCGACAAACCGTGCGCCAGTTTGCTCGTGTAAATACACGAATCCGGACCCGCCCGGCACGACATCAGGATAGGACACCTTCATCGGCATATTCTTGTTCCTCGTAGTTCACGTTTGCGTACATGTTATTCACCGCCTCAAATTCCTTCTGCCACGATTGATTGATGGCTCGTTGGCCGCTGGAGACGCCGCCAGCCAAGGCTCCCAATCGTTGACGGCACAAATCTATTAACACCATCGCACTGTCCGCCTCGTCCGGGGAAAAGCCAAGGCGTTCTTTCATGTCCTGCTTGGTCTCTACTTTCACCTTTAGTCCATCTGCTCCTTTGACGGTTTCGTAACGGCGGGCTTTGAGTTCTCTGGCCAGGCTGGGTGTCACGCCTTTGATCTGCCCATACTTCATAAACTCCTTTCCGACCCACCAAAGCTCCGACACGCGCCTGTCAAATTGCTGTGCGGCCGTCAGGTTGTCGTTCACCCGGACAAACAGCTCCGATGGACTTCCGGAGAAGTTAACCGGCATCACCTTATTGCTCCATTCCTCGCAAATGATGGAATAGAACGGAGCGCCTGCACCCGTCACGTCAGAACAGCAGTTCTCCGGTTGCACACCAAAGGCAATGCAGTTGTCCCGGAACTTGCGGACAATCTGGTAATCTCTCGGAACCTTGATGGTGGCATCGTCACGCAAAAGGAGAAGCTTCTCGAAATGGATTATCCAAAGACCATCAATCGTCTGACCATAGTTACCAATCCACTGCGCCGATCTATCTCCACCGTTGGTAAACGATGGGTCAATGGATGAGCAGCGCGTGGGAGGTGAAATCCAAATTGGATTCTCGTAAGCCTTGCCTGCGCTCAAGTCGGCCTCGGTATAGATGCAATTATCCATCCCGATGGGTGCCTCAAACGAGCGGCACATCCGCCAGAACATCGCGGAGTTCTCTCCAAAATCATTCCTGTGTGTCTTGAGCTGCTTGGACCCGTAGAGATAGGGATACTCATCCCTACCTAGTAAAATGTTCGGGCTCTTCATCCCATCGAACCGAATGCAGTAACCTCGCTTGGTTTCCCATTCGTCAGTTTCCACATCAATGGAATCGTACCCGGCCTTCGGTTCTACAAACTCACCAAACGGATCGTGACGCTCCTTGAAGTTGCCCATCGCAACAAATTGCGTAATCGGATTGGCGCTCAGGTTTCCGTAGAACGCATCCACGATGGCGGGGGAAAGTTCCGGTAATTCGTCAGCAATGAATATGACGCGCTTGTTCTTTTTGCCGATCAATTTACCAATCGCTTCACGCGCCTTGCTGGGTGCTGCGGCAATCAGAAAAATACCTGCTGTGTCATCGTGCTTTCCGTCCTCTTTGATGGTGCAAATCTTGCCCATGGAATCCACGAGTCTGCCGGGAAGGCCTGGTGCGCCATCGTAAAACTTAACTACGCTTTTCCATACCCGGTGGCGCGCTTCACTCAGGCTCGTGGACGTGACAAACACGTAAGCGTTCTTCGGATCACAAAGCCAGTTGATGATGGCGAACAAACCGAAGAAATGACTCTTGCTGGATGAGGCGCAACCACTGACTGCCAGGTGTGGCCTTGCTTCGCCAGTGAGCGGATGGCGATGGACGGACTCGTTCATTTTCTCAGCCCACGGATTCCACTCGAATGGATAGCGACTCTTTGGCCCGTACAGCATCAGAGAGATGTTCTTGAAGTGACCGGCCAACCCCAATCCACCCTCTTCCACTGTGCGCCCCCTCTGATAACAGCGAAGTTCCACTTCCAGATCATTCAACTGTGTGTACCAGAGATAACCGTATCGGTGAGTGTAGAGTTGTGTTTCGGTGCTCACTTTAGCGATTGCATTTGACCGCACGGTGGGGTAGTTGACGTTAAAGTTCAATATTGAATTATGTCCAGTACATTGCCCGATCCAAACCTGTGTTGCACCCCGTGTGAGTCACCTGTAACGGTAAACATACCTGGAGCGAAGGGAGACACAGGTGAGGACGGTGCGGATGGCGCAGATGGTGTGTCTCCATTTACCACCTTCACGGCACTGTTCACAATACCAGCAGAGCTGGCTAGTGCCGTCGCGACGGTGGCAGACACATCATGGATGGTCATCGGCCAAAAGGTTTACGGCTCCCGCGTAGATGGCTCCATTCACGCATTCTTTGAAGTCACGGCTATTGGTGGGGCAACCACCGTAACGTTAAAGAACTTGGAAGACACGGCAACGAGTGCCTACACGGAAAATTCTCCACCAGCCTCGACGCTCACAATTGGTTCGTTACTGATTCCTGCCGGCATCCAGGGTCCAACTGGATTGATTTCGGGCGGTGTTGCGGGGGGCGATCTGAAGGGCACCTATCCGAATCCAAAGATTTCCGTCAACAACGCTAAGGGCGCACTGCTGGTGGGTAATGGTACCGACAGTGTTTCGGTTGCTGCTGGCACCAATGGCCACATGCTGGCCTATGATTCCACCGATCCGGAGGGCATAAAATCTTTTGCGGCCCTGCCGCTCACGGGCGGAACCGATGTGGCGGACAACCGAATCGCCAGGCTCGATGGCGCGACCGGGCTTCCAATACCGATGCAATCGTCTCGGGTTTCGATTACGGACGATGGGGCCATTCGCGCCGATGGCAGCACATTGGGAGCAGTTGGAAATGCACGCGGAACTGAGGCGGTGGATTTGCAGGTTCGGAGGACTGGAGGGGCCCAAGTAGCTTCTGGTACGAACTCCACAATTAGTGGAGGCAAGAGCAACACGGCCAGCAACACTGACTCCACTGTGGGTGGTGGTTCGGTTAATTCCGCAACTGGTGTCGGCGCTGTCGTGGCGGGCGGTGTTTCAAATATTGCCAGCGGAACAGCGACGGCTATTGTTGGAGGCACTTTCAATGCTGCCAGTGATGGCGCTTCGTTTATTGGTGGAGGAGAAAACAACATCGCCAACACGAACGACTCGGTTGTCTGCGGCGGCACAACCAATACGGCTGGAGACAACGCCGCTGCCAATCGTTGTTTTGTCGGTGGCGGAGCATTCAATACCGCCAGCGGACTTGAGAGCACTGTCGCCGGAGGTTCAACCAATACTGCCAGCGCGGCCAATAGCACGGTTGGAGGCGGTGAAAACAATGCTGCTTCCGGAACCGACGCCACTATTAGCGGTGGCGATTCCAACTTAGCCAGCGGCAATTACTCCAAGATTCCCGGAGGTCTTGCGGCGGTCGCTGACAAGCACGGACAGCTCTCGCACGCCTCTGGCTCGTTTTCCACAGCGGGTGACGCTCAGGTCATGGAGTTTATTTTTAGAAACTCCACCACTGACGCAACGCCAACCGAACTCTTCCTTGATGGAGTATCGCTTCGAGCGGTCCTGCCTGCAAACTCGTCGTGGATCTTCAGCATCCTGATGGTAGCCAGACGATCCACTGGAACGACCTCGATTTACAAAAGCGAGGGCCAAATTTCCAATGTTGGAGGAACAGTTGCGGTAGCCGGCGTGACCACCACTGAGTTGAATGACGGTATCGGACTTCCCGCTACTCCATTCGTGGTAGATGCGGATGACCCAAATGATGCCTTGCGACTGACTATTACCGGAATTGTTGCAACGATCCGTTATGTAGCACATGCCCGCATCGTGCAAGTTATCCACTAAAGCAGCATGGCCGTCATCGCCAACAAAACCCAAGCCGATGGACTTATTCATTTCAACGGAGGACAGGATTCTGGACGAAGCCCACAGCTTCTAAGACCAGATCAAGCATCCGAGCTTTACAACAGCACAGTCAGGGGAGGTAAATGGCGACCACGTCCGGGGTTTGACCTTCGAGAATTAACTTTCCCCACTGTGGAAATGGAAGAATGGTTCAAGACCAAGAAGAACCAGGGGGTTTTGTCTCACGTCAGCAGGAATGGTAAAACTCTTCAGGTCTGGTCGGTGGGTGGAAGATTCTTCACCGTTGATGCAGAGAATGACTACAGGGTCGCCGAGATCACGCCCATTCTAAGCACCACCACATCGGCAGCCTTCACGGTGCCTGCGGTTGGATCTTCCGTGGCGGTGACAGTAGCCGACGTAGACAGAATAAGGGCCGGCTACCCGATAAACATCGGAGGCAAGATTTACAATGTCATCTCGATTTCCGGAAGCACCATCACTGTGGAAAATGTGGACGACACGCCAACTGCTATTATTGCGATTGGAACATCCGTAAGCTTACTCGATGTTAATTCACAGAACATCGGCATCGTTTACATGATACAAGCTGAGGACTTCCTGATTGCACAGGATGGGCTGTCCAAAGCGTTCATATTCGATGGCGGAAGCTCACGAAGGTCCATGACGGAGAAAGGCGAGATTCCAACCGGCACCGTAATGATCTACGGCATCGGAAGAATTTGGGTGGCTATTCCGGGTCGTGGTTTTGTGGCTGGCGATATCGTTTATGGACCAACCGGAACACCGGCCTATGATAAACGAGATGCCATCCTGAAGTTCACAGAGAACACCTTTCTGTCTGGCGGTGGTGCTTTTTATGCGCCGGGGGAAATAACCGCGATGGCATTTGTGTCGTCTTTAGACACAAGCACTGGACAGGGACCGCTGATGATTTTCACGGATACCGCTGTTCTTTCCGTCAATGCACCGACCAATCGGGAAGCATGGGCGACCGTTACGAACCCGATTGTAACCACATCCCTGATTGCCAATGGAGCCACTTCATTTTACGGAACGCTTCCCACTGTCAACGGCGACATATTCTACCGCGCACTGGACGGGATGCGTAGTTTCTTTCTCGCCCGTCGTGAATTCGGGAACTGGGGCAACACTCCCATCTCTACGGAGATGGACAACCTGCTCAACACCGACAGCCCGGAACTGTTGAAATATCATAGCGCCATCATGTTTGATAATCGGCTGTTGTTCACGGGCCGCTCCCGTCCGGATCGTTACGGCGCATCATGGCAGGGTATCGGAGCACTGGATTTCGACAATCTTTCCTCGATGCTTGAAAAGTCTTCACCCGTCTATGACGGAACCTGGACCGGAGTTGATCCGGTCTGGCTGTTCACCGGAAAGTATGGGCGTAACCAGCGGGCCTTTATTGCCGCGCTGAACTCCGATGGTGAAAATGAGTTGTGGGAAATATCCAGGAATCATCAGTTTGATAACGGCAGCGGACGCATTAAATGGACAATGGTAAGTCGCGCCTTCTCGTTTAACAGCCCATTGGAAATGGTGCGATTGGAGAATCTGGAGATGTTCCAAAACACTGTGCTTGGGCGGGCGGAAACCACTGTTCGTTTTCGTCCTGATGAATATCCGTGCTGGTCGGATTGGAAGTCGCAGTCCATTTGCTACAACTGGCGCAAATGCACACCGTTTGAGAATTGTGAAATGCCAATCCCGTTTCAGGGTGGATACAAGACAAGGCTTCCGTTCGGACAGCCACCGGACACCGATGAGACTGCTGACGGAAAGCCCATGCGTCTGGGTTATGTCCACCAACTGGAGATTGTAAACGAGGGCTACTTTGAAGTGCGGATGCTCCGGCTGATCGCTGTGGTTCCGGATGAAGAAGCTTGCCCGCCAGTGGATCAGCCCGAGCCATGCAAGGAAATCAACTGCTGCCTGCCGGACTATTATGCGTGGCGCAGCGCGGACGCCACCGACGCTCAAGGGGAATCCGGTTCATAATCACATTGACGTTAAAGCCCAACTAAAACACCTTACTGCCACATGCCGGAAACACTCTTACCCATCGTCGCTGAAGGAGTGCCAGAGGATTTATGTTTCAGCAACTGGTCTGATGCCATCCCCATCATGGTCCAGTACATGTTTGCCCGGTTTGAAGGCAACGAGGTAAACACCGGCAGCTCCACCCCAGCCGCAGAAGATCGTGGTAAGCCTTGGTTCAGAACCAACGCCGACGGAACCGATGACGGCTGGTGGACGTTCTACAACGGCTTCTGGATTCAGAAACACCCCATGCCCACCGGAGCCATCATCATGTGGGAAGGAGCCATTGCCGACATCGACACCTACGATGGCGGCGAAGCGGGGGCAGTAACGAATATCACAGGGCCTTTCTGGGAACGGGCCACAACGCTCGATGCGCGTTCGCCGATTGGACCCGGAACACTTCCGAGCGGCACGGTGCTAAATATTGGCGATCAGGTTGGCGAGGAAAATCATGTCCTCACCATCGCGGAACTGGCATCCCACACTCATCCATTTGCCACCGACGATGGCCAGCAAGTGTTGGCTCAGGTCACATCCGGCGCAGTAAACACCATTGATCGCACGGGCTCTCTAGACTACGGATTCGCCGACCCGGTTCAGAACACGGGTGGCGATGCCGGACACAACACCATTGGGCCTTCACTGGTTGTTAACTTCCTGCGGCGCACGGCCCGCCTCTACCGGAGGCGCAACGCATGAGGACCACCTACGGAGCGATTAAGAATCGCATCGCAAAGGTGACTAACCTTAGCGTTACAGATTCTCGCATTTTGGATTATGTGAACGACTGTCAGGAGCGCCTCCTTTACTCCGGAAAATGGGTGGACTCAGTTGTCCGCTACAATGTCTGCGTATCCGAAGCCTGCCTGACGTGGCCGCGAGATATTGAAACCATTGAAGCAGCTTCCGTCTGTTGCGGTCCGGTGTTCATCCGCAATGGCTGGTATGAATTCCTGCAAGGCGGCCCTGGGCCGGCGACAGAATGCTCCGGCTGCCTTGGCAACCAATTGATCGACCGAGAAAACCGGGTGGCCTTCGATGACGTGGTGGGGACCGGCAAGAAAATCGCCGTCTATTGCGATGCCAACGAAGCGGCCGGCGCTCAGATTCTCCTTCGCTACTACGACAGCAACGGCCAGAAAGTTTACAGCACGGTTTCCGGTGCCAGAGAAGAAGGCGAGTACATCACTCTGCCTGCTGGTGGCGGCTATGCCTACACAACATTCGAGGTAATGCCGTATGGTTTGTATGCTGTCATCAAGCCCACCACTAATCGGGTAGTTCGGCTCTACGAATACACCGTGGCAGGTGGTGCCTTGAAGCCTTTGGCCTATTACGAACCTGACGAAACGGTTCCGGTGTATCGCGCATCACTTGTGCCTTCGATGCAGCGCGGAGGCTGCGGAGAGGAATCCTCGGAAGAATGCTCGAAGGAAACGATTACTATTCGCGGCAAGATACGGTTCATCCCGGCCTACAACGACAACTCGATCCTCTGCATCCCCTACGCCTCAGCCATTCGCCTTGGATGCCAGGCGCTCAAGAAGGAGGAGGACAATATTTTACTGGAGGCAGAAGCCTACTGGCAGAAAGCCTACAACATTCTCAACCAACAATTGGCCCACTATCAAGGTGATGGTGCGTTGCAGCCCATTCAGGTTGAGTCCATGCAACCGGCGATGGCCAACCTTATCTGATTTTATGGCCTCAATGATGCACGCCCTGCTTTCGGACAAGCCGAAAGTTCCAAAATATCCCACGGTCGATATTACCGAGGAGCAGAAGTTGGCCACGGAGGGCAACATTGAAAACCTGCCCATCATGCAGCAGTTGGCATCGCAGACCAATCGCTTTGCCGCCTCGGAGATTGAACAGCAGATGGAGCGGGCGTTGCCTGGTTATCGGAGCCTTGTCAACAAGGGTACCGAAAACATCGCCAGCTTCATGCGAGGTGAATTGCCGGAAGATGTTTCAAGGTTACTCAAGCAACGATCTGCGGAGGCCGGGGTCGCCCTTGGAACCAGCGGGAGTCAGCATCAGAAGTTTGATGAACTGCGCAATCTTGGGCTGGCAAGTCTGGATCTTACTCAACGCGGACTGGATGCTGCCACGCGCTGGATAGCCTCGGCGCAATCGCGGGCCCCCACGGTGGATGTCACCAGCATGTTCATCACGCCGCAGCAACGAATCGCCGTGAAGCTTCAGGAGAATGCGAACATCTTCCAAAGGAACTGGCTTGCGTCGAAGGTGAAGGCGATTCCAGAAGGTGGTAAGGCTGCCTTGATTACGCTTTTCGACAACATCGAGGAAATGGGTAGCTCGGTTCTTTCCATGTATGCTGGCGGGGCCATGGGTGGCGGAGGGGGCGGAGGTGGTGGTGGAAGTGCTCCACCTGTTTCCGATTCGTGGATGGGCATGGGCGCCAGAACCAGCGGCCTCCAATACGGTGAACAATCTGGAGCCTACTGATGGCTGACTGGACCGACATTTCTGATTTGTGGTGGTTGCGCACGGATAATCCCGGCCGTGGCGCACAGGTTGCACACGGATTGCAGGCAGGAGCGCAGCTCGCGCAGAACAGGGAGGCTATGCGAAGCCGAGAGGCCACTACCGATGCCGCCCTCAGGGTTCGCCAGTACGAAGCCGAAACAGATCGCATCAAGATGCTTTCGGTGATGGACACCCAGTTGGCGAGGCAAACCACAGATACCATGCGCGGACAAGGGATGGCTGAACTGTCTTCCCACATGGCCCTCGCGGTCAAAAACGGCACACTCACCGATCCCGAAACCCAGGCCGAATTCTGGAACCTCACTTCCCGGTACGCTCCGTTCATCAAGGAGTCGGAAGTGAACATGATGTGGGATAATACGTTTAAGGCGGCGATGGACCGAAAGGCCAAGGCTTCCGGAACGGTTGATGCCCCAGCCAGCGTTGATGAATTCAATTTCCGTAAAACACTTCGGGACAAGTACCGCGACGAATCCGACCCGGTTCTGAAAGCTGAACGTTTGGACGATCTGCGCCGGTTCGAGATGAAGGCCGGCTTTACCAAGGGCGATCCCTTATCCATCGAAGAAGTGGTTGGACCAAGCGGTGAAGTTCATCAGGTGCTGCGCTCTCCGAATGGAAAGGCGCAACTACTCAAGCCGGTGGATGAGTCCAAAATATCACCGCTTGATTTGGCTACCTACAAGGCCGAGTTGAAGGCGCTGCAAGATGCCTGGACGAACATGGATGACATCATCCTGACGGACAAGAAGCCTGACGCGGAGAAATATAGAAGGCTACGTGACGAGCTTTATAGTCGGTTCTCGAAATCAAAATCCGGAACACCAACGCCAGCAACATCTCCCCCCACCACTGCACCTGCTTTCAGGTTTGACCCGGCTACCCGACAGCTAGTACCAATCAGGTAATGCCAGTTGTAGAAATTCCTGAAGTTGGTGCGGTAGAATTTCCGGCCGAGATGTCACCGGACGACATCGGTTCTGCTGCGGAGGAATTGTAT